AGCAGTTCTACCTGCTCCAACACCTGCTTCTCCTGCAGCTACCTTCTGTCGTTCTTTTGTCTCTAGAGCTTTGATAGCTAAAGCCATCTTATCTTCTGCTACTGCTTCTGACTCTTGTATAGCTCTGTTATTTAGTGCTTGTATCTTTAAGTCACGTGCAGCAACTGCAGCAATTCTGTTAGCTTCGTATCTGGCTTGCTGTTCTCTAGCTGCTCTTCTTTGTTCAAGAAATCCTAAAGCTGATTGCCCAATACTGAGCATAGTCATTGGTTCCATTTTATATCCTCACAAATTCTAAGAAGGGTTTAGTACCTTCACCATATTTATCATGCTTTTTAATAAAAGTAAAACCTAAAAACTTTAACCATTTTATAGATAAAGTGTAGTCTGCATCAACTGCATTAGTTAAAATAGCATATTTTTTATTTAATTGTTCTGTTACTTTTTTAGACTGTCTTAAAAAAGGTAACCATACTTTTGTAATAGCAGGAGTACTGAGTAACCATATGCATCCAACCATGTCAGACTCTCTGGCAACTCCGTATATACCTGCTATCTCATCTGTTTCTTTTACTAAAAATGTCCAACATTCTTCTGATATATCAAAACCTGTTTGTAAAGCTTCTTTAGTGCTACCATGAGAAGCTATTACTTCTTCTCTATCTTCAGGTCTAAGGTTATTAACCAAGTAATCTATATCTTCTTGAATACTTTGTCTGACATAAACTTGCATTAGAGTCTCCTAGAACGTAATACAAAGAACCCTTCCCACTCAGCTGATTGAAATGTACAAGGAAAATGACTAGAACTTTTTAATACTATGTCTGTTTCATTACCATGTCCTAGTACTCCAAAACGATAAGTACCTGAGTCAATACCAGCTTGGTTTAAAATGTTAGTAGAAGCACCTACGATACGTCCTGTAAAACTTCTTACATAAGGAGTACGTTTAGAATGAGTTACTTCTGCTTGGAAAAATCCAGTATTATTATATACCACAGCATAGTTTCTGATATGTAATTGTCCTGTAGTTATAGCTTTCTCACCACTTTTAACAACTGGTTCAGAGAATTGATACTTAAATTCAAAAGGTATTCCTGCATAAACTACTTCACTATTAGCTAGTCTAGCTGCTACGTCACTTAACTGTATAATCTGACCTGTCTGAGCTATATAAATAACACTAGCATCAGTATAAGGTATAGCTGTTAAACCACCTGTTTCTAGTTTTACTCTTCTGTCTAAATGTATACTAAAGTTATTAGTAGTGTAATTAGTAGCATCATCTACAGATAAGTTTATACGTTCAAGAAATAAATTATTATTTCTTTTGACTAATAAAGTTATATCAGCACGATTAAAAGATACTCCTAATATATCTCCAGTAAATGTCCAACGTGACCAAGAAGCCTGTAGTTTTTCTCTACCTCTCCAGTAGTATCTATACACATAAAGAGCCTGTGGGTCATTATCTGTTTGTACAAGTATCATATCCTCATTAGATGAAGCTTCTATGTTTATAACTTCACCATTTAGATATTCAGGTACGTGTGCTGTAACTTCTGTAGCATCATTAGTGTCTGTGTCAGTATCTACAAAGTACTCCCATAAGCCAGACCATGCTCCTCTTTTAGAAGCAAAGTAAACAAATTTACCTACTTGTGATGGTTTAGCTCTTAATGAAGCTTCAAACTCTGTAGTATTAGCTATGTTAATAGTCTCAGGTGTTAGTATTGGGTCAGCAGTAAGTTTAAACTGTGTCAAATCTGAGAACAATAATAGAGATTCGTTAAAAGGTACAGCATGTTTAAGTATGCTAACCTTGTTAGACGAGACTGCAACATCAATAGGGTCACTATCTACTATAGTTAGTACTGATTTACGAAAGAAGTCAAAGCTTGCAAATTCACCTGCTCTAGCAAAGATAACATTTTCATCAGCTAGTACACCTAGTCTATTACGATGGAAAAATATATCACTTAGTGTAAAACCTACAAAAGAAGGATAAGAGTTTGTGTTATCATCTCCTACAGTTCTTTCATCATAAGTCACAGGGTCAAACTGAAAGTTACCACTAGGTAATTTAGTCAACTTGTGTGGCATTGTAGAAGCATTTAACTCTGTAAGAATGTTAGACTCTAATGTTTCTTTCCATACTTCTTCATCTGTAAATTTTACATAATAATCATCTTGAGCTTTCTGATTATCACCTGATACTTTGATAGTATAATTAACTGGTGCTTCTATAGGTAACTTTTTAAAGTCAGCTGTCTCATCTTTAAATACAAGTAGATGGTCTCCACCATGAGAGTCTCCTACTTCTACTTGAAAGTCTGTAGAGTCAGTAGATTGAATATGTAATACGTTACCATACTGTGTAACTGTTAAACCTGACACAGCACTACCATTAGTAATGTTATCATAGTAAGTTGTATTAACAGCAGTACCAGAAAAAGTATTTAAGTTAGTAGCAATCAAATCTGTTGATGCACCACGTTCTGCATTCTGTGTTTCAGCTGTTGTATCCTGTGTTGAAGACTTTGTAGCAAATTCTACAGTACTTGTATTAACACCTTTGGTTAATACTACACGATAGGTTGAGGAGTAGTCAGCTTGTTTAACATATACTAAAGCTTCTGGATTACGAGTTGGAGATGTAGCCGTTCCTTTAGCTACAACAGTGTTCTTGTTAACAATGAAAGTTGAGTCAGCTATTGATACAGCTGCTAGTTCTTTGTTAGGGTCAGTTAATCCACTTAAGTAAGTAGGAGCATTGTTAGTTACGGTTTTAGATACACCATCTTTGTCAAACACCCTTATAGTACCTGCAGTATCTACTACCATAGAATAAAATTCATTCTCATCTCTACGAATAGTATGTATAAAAGCTTTATCTAAGTTAGAAATTGTTCCTAAGTCAGCTATATGTGAGCTACTAGGACGTTTAGATAAACCTGTAACAACGTTAGACAAACCATTCTCTTGTAGTTCTGCTTGAGTACTAAGCCTTAAAGATGGTGGTTGTTGTGATACCCCATTTATAAGATTTGGGATAGATTGACTGATGAGTGCCATTAAAGTGTTCTCCGTCCCTGTCTATCGATGATAGCATATGTGTCATAATTGTCAAAGATATTATTATCTTCTGTTATCTGGTCAAATTCTTTTAGTTCTAATAATGCACTTTGCTCATCTCTTAATTGAAATTCATGTAATGTACCTGAACCTACTACCCTATCTTGAAAGACTCTAGTAGCACGTAGGATAATATATCTCTTAGCTACCTCAGGTAAGTCATCAAAATCTAACTGTACTATAACATCTAAATATACACTAGTACCTATGTTAAACGTGTGGTTCTTTTTATCATACATCTTTAAACCACGTTGTACTAAGTCTGGACTTTGTGGTGCAAGTGTAGCATCTGCTCTTAATATATTATTAGGTAAAATTATTTCACCATCTGTATTCTGAGCAAAGCTTTTGTTTAATTCTTTGTTGAAGTGCCAACCCATAGATTGTACTTCTCTATCTATTGTGTTTAATATTGTTTCAGCTATTTCTGCTTCTATCAATCCAGATGACAGACTACTTACTGGTGCTTCTCCAATAGCAGATAACATTGTATTGACTGCATCTAGCTGTGTTGTTCCTGCCATTACATTCTCCTATGCTTTCCATTTAGTCTTGTTAGCCCAATAAGCTGCAGATGTCTCACCTTTTTTAATATTCTTTTCGTGTCTGTTTCTAAATAATTCACGTTGTTTTGCATTCTTATTTGTCTCAGCACCCTGTTCACCAAACCTAATCATCTTAGGTTGGTCTTTAGTTCCTATTAATACAGCATGTGATTTTGTTTTATGAGAAGGAGTACGTTTAGGTATGCGTAAACCACTAAAGGTTTCTCCTCTATACTCTATACTCATATCTTTACTTTCTTTTTATATTTAGGTTTTATTTTTAAAGTTTTTTGTTTCTGTGTATTATCTGCTTCTTTTCTTTTAATAGTTCTACCTGTATAAGTATCAGCTTTTTTCTTACTTGTACTATATTTATTAATATGGTCTTCATATAAACTATTAGACATATAACCATCATTATGAAACATTTTTTTATAAATAGGAGACATAAATTCTAAACGTTTTTCTAATTTACTTTTTTCTTTCTCAGCTTTAGCTATACCTTCTTTAGTATATTTATATTTCTTTCCACCTACTTCTGGCATAATACACTCCAATAAAAATAGAGAGAGGCTCTAGAAACCTCTCCCTGTTATTATAATTAAACTTCAAGTAATCCAATACAAGCAGCAGGACGTAATACGTTGTGTCCCATTGCATACTTGGCTACCATTAGTGTACCTTGTCTATTGATTTGGTACTCTGATTCCATACCTAAGTCAAGTAGCTTTACAGTAGCTACAGCTTCAGGTGTAAAGATAAAGCCTCTCATCTTAGAAGCAATAGCCACCATGTCTGCACCATCTACAGCAGCAGTTGGTAAGTCATAGTGTGTAGTTCTTCCTGAACCAGCAGTATTTGCTAGTGGAGCATTGTCAGAAGTCTTACCTTCGTTAGCATCACCTGTAGTAAAGTTTACATATAGGTTAGATACTTTAGCATGGTTAGACATAATGACAGGCATTCCAGCAATCATAGGAACAGTAGCTCCTGCAAGATTACCGTTACCACCAAAGTCTTTATTCATATAAGTTAGCTTTGAACCGTCTGAAACGTCTAGTAATGCATAGTACTGGTCTGGAGCAAGAGCTACCACAGCATTGCTATGGTCAACGTTCTTGATGTCAAACTCTTTCTTTGCATCAAAGATAGCTTTAGCTAATTTAGCAGGGTCTATAGAATCTGCAGTAGCAGTACCAATAGTTACGTTATCAGTAAAGTCTTCTTCAGAAAAGTCTTTATATCCTTGAACAAGACCTGCTGCTCTAGTTGCATTAGTTGATAATGCAGCTTTAGTTAGCATTCTTGCAACGTTTCTATCAGCTTCATTAGCCAATGCAATACCAGCTTCTTTAGAGTAGATGCTTCTTACATCGTAATGATTCATAGCCTCATCAATGTTAGCAATGAACTGACTAGAGATGAGCAAGTCATCAATAGTTACAATTCTCTCACTAGCTCTGATGTTACCACCTGTAATCTCATTCCCAGGGGTTAGGTATTCAGCTGTTGCTCTACCTGTCATTGGAAATGATGCAGATTTACCCTTACTAATTGTACGAGTTCTCACTTTGTCCATTAGGACTTTCTTTTCTTCAAATGCAGTTAGGACTTCCCCAGCATATAGCTTGAGGAACAGGTCTCTAACGTCACCTGTATTATTGGTTTGACCCTGAAAACTTACGGTGTAAGCAGGGTTTGAAGCAGCTTGTGCCATTTTTAAATTACCTCTTAGTAGTTAAGTTGAGTTGAAATTACACTCAGCATTTCTACATCCTTTCTCCAAGATTGTCCCTCGCAAGGGGTCAGGGGTAATCGTTTGTCTTTTAGCTTAGTGTGTAGGAATGATATCAGTTCCTTTTAAATACACCAAGTTAATCGTGTACTTAAAAGGAAGGGGGAATACTCCCCCAACCTGAACAACAATATTAGAACAGACTTGACTTTGCTAATTTATTAGCTACCTCTTGTCTGTAGGCTGGGTCATTTGCGTATCTAGGGTCTGCCATAGCAGCAGTCATTTGTGCAGTACTTTCAAATTTCCCACCTGAAGCTCCAGAACTATTGTTGCCTTGTATAAGGTTAGGTTCTGCTTCAGAACGATAACGTGCAAACATCCCTTGAACAGCAAGTTGAATCATATTTCTATCTTGCGTATTCATTGTTGCATTAAAAGCATCTATCTCATGTTCAGGTAGATTTTGAGAAGCCCAGTTTACCATACTAGCATACTGTTCTTCTCCACCTGCTAGAGAATATACACTTTGTTTTGTGGATTCAGCAAGAGCATCTTGTCCTGCTATCCAAGAATCTACCAGAGGCTGAGAGAAACCTGCCTCTTGTAAAGCTTGATAAGCTTCCTCTGATAGTGTACCAGTTTCAGCATACTCTTCTTGAAATGCTGAGAAATCTAGACCTTTACTATCTAATAGGTCTGCAACTTCAGATGGACTTTCAGTAGGGGATACTTCTGTTTCCTCTGTAGTTTCTTTAGGTTGTCCAAGTTTTGATTCTAAAGATGAATAAGCTTTAGCCATCTCTTCTGGACTTTTAAACTTTTCAGGTAGCCATTCAGGACGTTCATCTACCTCTTCTACTCTTTCTCTGTCAAGCATAGCTTGTTGATGTTCTTCAGATTCTGGAGCATCTGGTTGAAAAGTATTAATTGAGTCTGCCATATATTATTATCCTTCTTCTACAACAGCCTTTGCTAAATTAGGTGCAGCACCTTGTGCCATACCAGCTACTGTTTGTTGTTCTAACATTGCTTGTTGTTGTTGTTGCATCATCATCTGTTCTTGCATCTTCTGCTCTTCAGATTTAATTA